TTTCCGTTTACTAGGTTAGTTGTTATGTAAATGACCATATTTTTACTAATATATAGTCACTGTCTTAATTTCTGTAGGGTCATTTATAACTCTCTTGCTCTAAAACCTGTTAATGGTCGGAAGGTCTCTAACCAAGCTTCCGTATTCTTGGTTATGCCTTCAATTTTATCGTTATCTAAATAATGTAAGAAAGTACCTGTCTGTAGTCTCGGTGCAGGCTCTTTCAATACATCTAATATAATGTCTAATTCCCTATCGTCCAACGTCGACTCCTGAATATTCATCAACTCATAGTTGGTTTTTACTTTATCCCAATCGTAGATAATTTTAGCAAAGATCTTTTTACCTTCAATGTTCTCTTCGCAAACATCGTAGATATAGTCTAAAGTGATTCCAGGTTGTTCTACGATCAAAGGAAACTCTTTGAGGAGAGTTTTAATTCCTAGACCTTTTACGCCTGCCAGGTTATCTGAGTTATCCCCAAGAAGTGCTTTTGCTATAAGATAATTCGAAGGGGGCATCTTAAGCTCTTCTTCAATATTATCTCTAGTAAAAACTTTCTTCTTAACCGGAGCATAAACTTCGATGTTAGGGTCGATTATCTGTAGAAAGTCTTTATCCGAAGAAACGATAGTTGATTTTTTTCCGTATCTCGATGCATTGATCGCTATAACAGAAATAATATCATCTGCTTCTAATTTGTCCATCATTATCATATGGACTGGAAGACATTCTAGATAATCTATTAGGCGGTTGAGCTGGGCTGTAATCGATTCGCTTTCTTCTTTTTTGGTATCGAACAGGCCCCAGTTTGTAATCTTAGTATGTTCTCGCTGTGCTTTGTATTCCGGATTTATATTTTTCCGGTTCATACTTCCGCCCAGTCCGTCGAATACGCAGATTACTTTTGTAGGATCGAACGTACGTACAAGGTAGCCTAACGACCTAAGGAACCCCACAAGGCCACCGATATGGTGGCCCTGCGGAGTCATGGTCTTAAGTATAGAAAAGCTACGGATGAGTGTATTCATCGAGTCGATGATCAAGAGATGATCATTCTCTCCTCTAGGAGGACGCTCCTCTATTTTGTTTAGGATGTTATCGTACTTACTCGCCATTGGTCAGTCCTATATCTCTAAAATCTTCCTCTAAGTCCCCTTCCTCAATGAGATCAAAATCGACTGAGCCTAGTAGCGATAGCCACGTATCCTTATGTTGGTCCTTGTACTTATCAATAGCTTTCTTATCGTCCGGAATAAACCCGTGAGTTGTCATAACGATACGTCCTCTGGTAGTCACACCGCTGATATGGTTCTTTTCTACCTGAATATTCGTACGTTTTGCAAACTCTACCTGCTTTCCGTTCTTGATAGCCTTGATCTTAGACGTACCCGGATTGGTAATATTACCGAAGGTTACTACTAAAGTGGCATCATACCACATAGACATACCTCCCTTATTGAGAATCTTGGGCTGTCCCATAGGAGATTCAGGCTTCATAGTCCAAACTTTGTTGATCGCAACAAGAGTATTGGTATACTTAGAAGAAGCCTTTCTCGATAGTAGAATCTTCTGATTAAGGTTATTGCCAAACTGGGTAGACATAGCACCTGCGTTCCATTCGTTATTGTTCTTGTTAGAACGAACGGATAGCTCACACGGCACCGAGCCAATACTATCCCAGAAGAAACATAGATCGTAAGGTAGATTGCCTTTGTTCTGCTCATCGATAAGATCGGCAATGAATACTGCTACATCTTCAATCGTATTCAGAGAACCACGATCTGCGTATAAGAAGAATCCTTGATAGTCTTCTATTTCACCACTATCGCCTCTAACCTCTTCGAACTGGAGACCCATCTCCCGGGCATGTTCCCAAGACCATTTCATCTCTGTGATGATGAAGACCGGTAGAATGCCCATCTTCTGGGTGCTTACAGCTGCTTCGATGAGTGCTGTAGTCTTTCCGGTATCACTATGCCCCCGAAGGAGTGTGATATGGCCTGTAGGAATGCCTGGAATAGATGTGATCTCCTGGAATGCTTCCGATAGAGGAATCCATCCTTGATCTTTGAACTTTACAGACGTACTGGCAAAACCTTTCTTTTTCTTGAATGCGCCAAGATTGAAGTTACCCTTGACGATATCTTCAGCCTTAGCTTTAGTTTTTGATTTAGCCATTAATCGTTAAAGAGTTCATCGAATTTAGAGACAGGGTCGGACTTTACTGCAGACTTATTCTCAAGAGAGAAGTCAGTGCTTTCTTTTTTCTCCCAAGAAAACTTTCCAGTCTCTCTAAAGTTCTTATCCTCTGCATCCGAAGATGTAGATTCAGTAGCTTGAGGAGCCGGGGTTGTCTCTTCTTCGTCCGAGGTACCGTTTACGTAGTTATGAAGCTGTCTTTTGATAAAGTCGTAATCGTACTGGGAGAACGATGTTTTAGGTTCTGGCTGTTCTTTAAGCCATGTCTCTACCAAATTATTATCACTATGCAGCTCTGTCATCTTAGGTTTAATACGAACTGTAGTTACTGGGTAGGGATTACCTTCCGTAACTTCAACTACCATATCGAAACCGTTTACTACGTCTGTGTAGTCTCCGATGTCTTCGTCTTCGGCAAGCGATAGAAGTGCTTTGTAAACGGTCTTACTAAAGCCCCAAAGACGAACACCTTTGTCTTCCTCACCGCGTACTACAACGGGTGCAAATGTTCGAGTCTTAGGAGTAAGCTTGCCTGCCAGAGACCAGTTATCCCGGTCATCTGTCTTACGAAGTTCTTTTACGAACTCTTCGATTGGATCCTGCTTACCAAAGTTCGAGAGAGCAATCATAGGGTATTTCCCTACTCCGTAATGGAATTTAAGCTCTGAGAATGGAAAGGTGGGATCGTAAGCCGATGGTACAATACGAATTACGGATTTACCGATTGGTGGTTTCCAGAAAATCGTATCGTAATCAACTTTTTCTCTTTGCTGGGAGCTCTCCTTCATAGAGTCCAGCCGTGCTTTAATTGCGTTAAGATCCATAGTATAACTTATTGTTTGTAACTAGTTGATAAGGTAATATAATACCTTGGGTGCTAAAGATCAACTAAAACTCTACGATTTCGTGAAGTTTAGTATTGATTCTCTTTAGCTCGGCTCCTTTAGTCAGAAGGATACAGTTCCTGTAATCATTCCAATTCACTCTAAAGGAAGTGTCTAACTCTCCATCATTCAGCTCTTTGATGAGTTCGTTTAGAGCGTTGATAGTGTAGAGAGTATTTGATTCTTTTTTCCGGTGCACCAGGATAGTGTTCTCAAGAAAGGTAGATACATTTGCCTCATCTACATTGTAGGTGCACATGTATTCGTCCTGGCTCTTGGAGAAAAGAACAAAAATCTTGTTAAATACGATACTGTACTTGTCCTTGATGCTCTGAATAGTATTCTCTAGCTCCTCCTCGGTCGTAAAAGTACATATTTGTTTTTTTTTAATATCGTCTAAATTAAACGACTCTTCAAAGTCGTATTCGAAAGAAATGATATTATTAGTTTGTATATCCATTATAAATAGAAGTATCTATTCTAAACAATAGTCTGTGTTGTATTTGAATTTAACAGGATAGGAATCCTTCTGGCTCAATAGGTTCTCTAAGGTTTCTAAAAGCTCTACCCCATCCTCTCTACTGAAATCAAACAGAATAGCATCGTAGGTATAGAGCGCAACTTTAGTCTTTTTATCTTTTAAGTAATCTAAAACTTCTTTCAATATAAGAATATTTCTAGAGGTCTCCAAATTCTGCATAACATAGTTCATAAGCTTCTGAGGGTTCATTCTTTGAAGCTTGGATGTGAATCTACGTTTAGATATGGGAGCCTCTACATATCCTTGAGTTTCTAAAGTATTCCAAAGATCATCTATAAATTGTTGAATCTTTTTAAATACTTCTAGGTCTCTATATTTAGCCGGAATTTTACCGTAAAGAGCTTGAAAGTTAATTTGCTTAGCAGCAGAATACTCTTCGTCAGATATTTCGTCTTTTTTAAAGTATAATTTAGCCAGCTGTTTATGTGCACTTTCCTGTGTAAGTTCGTAACCTATCTGTTCGGATAAAAGTCTTAGGTGGTATCCGTCAAAGTCGAACTCTACGAATAAATCATTTTGCGGGAGGATAGCCTGCCGGTGCTGCTCTTTATGTGGAATAGCTGCAAAATTAATACTATTGAATGCATTCGTTGGCCTGGAAGTAACGTTATACAGGTTGTAGTACGAGTATGTTACATTATCTTTGATGTTAAGTTCAGGTATTTGCGGAGAAAATAGATCTATAAACGGTTGATATGCTACCCTAAGACCGTGTTGCTCTGCTTCAAAGAAGACTTCTGTACCGAGATCGTTATAAAAATCCCAGCAATCCCAGGACTCTACCTCTCTATTTTGCTCTATTACCGGAAGAAGGTATTCGAAATTGCTTTCGGCTCTTTCATACAGCTTAGAAAGAGGAATAAATCTGTTTACCTGATCTGACTCTCTATATCTGTTATAAAAGAGGTTGAAGATCTTTGGTGGGTTCGGGAGAGTAAGAGCCTCTCCGATAGCCAAAGCATTCAAGAGTTGAATATCTTTCAGACCTTTGCAAGAAAAATGGTAGAGAAAGGCCTTTTTATCGTACACATACTTATTGCCGAACGAAGAGAGTACCTTAGAGATTATTTCTGCAGGTATGCCAAGCCCTTCGGGGTGGTCTATCGGGAGGATGAAGCCTTCGGAGAAGTCCAGCGGTCTGATGTAGAGAGCGATCGGAGAAGAAAGCTTAGGATGGTAGGAGTCTGAGGCTTGTATCACCTCGACGTATGAGTCCTTCTCCTTAAAGATTAATAGACGCTTAACCTGGTCGGGCGTCTCTACGATATAAAACATTTAATAAAAACCGTTTTCCTAAATATAGGAATAATCTTCTATCGAACAAACTGTTCGGCAGATAAAAAGTCTTTGAATCCGGGTACTGCTCTTTCAAGCTGATCTATTATTTGCTGATTCTTAGTTCCAGTACCGGGATAAATATAATCACCTACTTTCGTATCTTCAACTGGTCCGGTAAGATTCCACTCTACTGAAGTTCTGGTTATAAATCTAAAGTCTTTAAACTTATCTTGAGTTCCTTTAATAACTTCGTAGATCTTACCATCTCTCTGATCTATACAAAAGTGCCTCGTAAAAGTTCCAGTTATATAATCTCTTTCAGTAGGTTTAGGGTACTCGTTAAACAGTTCCGGAGTTTCTATCTCCTTGGATTGTTCAAATAACTCTTTACTGAAAAGTTTTTCTCCTATTGATGTAAGACTTGAGCCGGCAAATACCTCTCCTTTGTACGTTACCACAACTGAACCTCTATAGCTAGTTCCGTCCGATCTAACGAATTCGTTACCGGGTGTGTTCCTAATTCGATATTTGCTCTTCGGTAAATACACTTTATGGGTAAATAATCGGATTAAACTGAAGCTGGGTAGTCCATCGGTTATCTTGTCCTATCGAATGATCCACTCTGGTGACAATATAAGAAAAGGTTTCGTACTTTGGCAATAGAAATCCTTTTTTAAATCGAACACTTTGTCCTATCTTTATTCCACCAATACCATCAAGGGTAAAAGAGACGTCTATCGGAATAATACCGGCTAAAGGAAAATTCTTCTCTTTCTTACTATTTTGATTAGCTTCTATTTGATCCTGGAAGGATTCTTTTTGTAGGTTTTGCCATTCCTCCGATACGTATTCTCCTGGTGTTCTGTTTAATTTCCGGTATAGGTTATTTAAGTTTTCGTTGTATTTCTCTTTTGATAGATCTCTTTGGAGTTGGGCTTCTACTGATCTTATAGAGGGTAAAGATGAGGTATTGTCTGAGGTTTGATTTTCGGATTTTAGGAGTGCAAACCGGTCTGTTTTTCCTTGGTTCCACTTTATAAGATTGGTTAAAAGACTAGTCGAAGATTGCGGTGATGCTTGTGACGCAATAGCTATTTGACTTCCTAATCTTGAACTTATCTTCGACTCTATTTTTAAATCTGATACTGTCGTTCTTAGTCCTACTAAGTCTAGTTCTGACAGTTCTGATTTTAATACATCTATGTTGTTTCTATCTACAATAGAGAATAGTCTGGTCTCATCGTCGTATACAATATCAAAGTCATTTACCCTACCTAACGCCTCTCGAATACCCGCTATAATCTTATTTACAAAAACTAAAAGTGAAAAACTCTCAGCATCTGAACCTTCTGTTAAGCTGTTATATGTCTCAATTATATAGGGTAAGCTGATTGGAATGTTTAAAATGGTACTGTTATCGCCTTCGTATAGATCAGTTAGTTTCAAGCTACTAATACTTCTGGTATTCGAAGAGGTTGGTAAGAGACAAACGAAAGGATCCGATGAGTAATGTCCTTTGTGCGTATTAAACTTAGGTGCTCTATCCAGAGAAACGTCAAACTTCGGCTCCGTTACATTATTCACCTTAAGGAGGTAGAACCTATTCAGCATTGCTAAAAATGTTCTTAATGTAATATAAAACACTTTTACTACTTGATCTTCTTGGGTACCCTCAGATCGGTCGGTAGTCACATTAAAACCTACTACACCTAAAGGAACATTTGATCCTAGTCCGCCTTCCTCTATGCCTGTTCTAAGACTTGTAACTAGGGAATCAATACTGGGTTGTGCTTTCTTAACTTCAACGTTCCTTAGGGGTTGAAAAGAGCCGTCAGTGGGTGTATTTTCAGAAAGGGCATAATTTAGAAAATGAAAATAACTAGCTCTCGCTTTGCTACTGTTAGACTCTTTGTCAGATGAGGGAAGTGGTTCTAGGTCTAAGGTTGACTTATCTGTCTTCAAAGATTCCATTATTTCTCCTAAAGATACTATACTTATGTTACAATCATATCCTCCATCTGCTCTAAATCCCCACGAGAAATTTTTTATAAGTCCTACGAATCCGTCATAGTTATACGAAGTATTCTCTTTTTGAGAATCTATAACACTTTGAGCCTTCTCTCTTGACGAAGGAGAGTCAAAGAACTGGTTGTAATTTGCAGTTAGTCCACCAGTTGTGATAGTTTCGTCGTTTTCAACGTAAATAGAATGTCCCCATTCAACGATACAGCTATATCCAAGTCTAAAAAATAGTCGTTCAACTCTTTCTAGATCTTCTAACGACCATACATTAAAGCTAATGTTAGTCTCTTTTATGGAGCCAAATCTACCTTTACACTTTACAGAAAAATCTGTTATACCCGGCATGGGCCTAGTTCCAAATGCTCCTGTAGTATTGTATGCTTTGGATATATCGGGGTCATTATTTTGAAAAGATATACCTCCTCTCAAAAACAGCTTATCCTCTATTGAGTTGTAATATCCGGAACCACCTTGAAGTATAAGTTCCTTAGATTCGTCTGGTCCTGTTTCTGTGTCGACACCGGAGGTAAGACGTACCCATGAAGTTCTGGAGGCTAGATATCGAAGTTGCTCAGGAGTACGGTTTCGGGAACTCATAATGTCCCCTCTTCGAGAAAGTTGATCGGTAACTCCCTGATCTATCGGTTCTCCTAAAAACTTAGACATTATCGTGAAGCGTTTAAATTTTCAAAAGCCTCTAGTACCTGATCTTTATTAGCAGGAATTCTTAGTTGGACCCCCGGTTTAACTATCAAACCATCTCTTTTTTGATCTGAATTAGCTGTGGCTATGATCCACCAAAGCGTGTAGTCACTGTAGTACTGCTGAGCTAGTACATCATATCTGTCTCCTCCGGTAGTTATAAGGTAAATATCGTCCGGGGTTTCAGGAATATCCGGATAAATTGGGTTAGAAATATACTCTCTACCCTCCTCGGTTCTATCTCTTGATATGTTCTTATATCTATTAGGCATCTTATCCTAAAATACTTCTTGCTAAATTTCCTACTGCTCGTCGACCTGCTCTGCTACCCAGTCTTCTCAGTTGATCGGCTCCAGGTCTGGTTCGTAGTGCATCTCCAAGATCTAGACCAGCTAGATCACTAGTGTCTCTAAAATCCTCATTCATTATAAACGGTGCATTTACTTCAGGAATGAAATCGTGAATTGGTTTAAACGTACATTCTACGTCTAATACATGCGGTACTTTTGGTACCCCATCTAAGTCTTCTATCTCCCACTGATAGTTTAGATCCCAGTTCATTCCGATATTTGAGAAGAATCCGGGAATATCCATAAAGTAATCCCCAATTGTAATCCTGCTATATGTTCCTCTCATAAAGCCTGATTCTTTACTATAAGTCGGTGCGGTAGAGCTTGCTAGAAAGTTTAACTTTTTGTACAGTGTCAGTAGCTCACTCTGATTAAAGGCAGCTAACTTAAATCCAAAAGAAATATCTCGGTCAAAAGAATCGTACGTCCACATCGGCTCAGCTCTTCCAATGTAGTTAGTAGAGTTCCAATTGCCAGCAAAATTATCACTAAGGGAAGTAAGATGTGCCTGAAAGTATAAGAAGTTTTCGGTACTGTTGACAATATCTGTAACCTCCGGCGTTATTACCGCTATTTCAAACGGAATTATATCAACAGGAGATTCGGAAGATCCTAATATAGACTTAGTCTGTATTGCTAATGAATTTATACCAGATGCTGCTGGTCTAAAGTTTGTACCTCCGTTCCTAGTTTTCGTAGTAGGAACCGGGTTTCCTGCAAGTACCTCTTTAGCCCCGCTTATATCATCAGAGTTTCCTAGGGTATTTCTAACTTTTTGTATAAATCCTAATAGTCCGGTCCTAGTGTCCGAGTCTCCTCCACCCTCAACAAGATAGCTATTGCCTCCAAATCCTCTTATGAAGTGAGTACCTGTACCGGCAACCGGAACTTGTGCTAGTGTACTACCTGCAACCTTAGCAGTGTTAAACAGTCCATCTTTTAAAGCACCTAAAATTTGCTGCTTAGTAGACTTGCTTTTATCTAGCTGTATCTGAGCAAGAGAAGACTGATTAGCTAAGAACTGAACTCCATTTGCTGAAGCTAAAAATTTAGATATCCTAGTTAGATCGTCAGCTCTATGTGTGGCTGGGTTAGAAAGAGTATTATACTTTGGTGGATTGTTTATATCCTTTACTACAGCAGGATTAACTCCAAAGTCTTGAAACTTCAAACTTTTAAGATCAGTTTGAATATCCAATAGTCCTCTAGTACGTCTTGTAGGAGACGCACCTCCTCCGGCCGAGGGAGGGAGGAATGTTCCTTCACCCGGAGTAAAATAGGGCAGGTCGGGATTCCTTTGAGGAACCGTCTCCGGCCTTGGTAGAGGTTCAGTAGTAAATTCTCTTTCTACAGCCATTTATTAGAAGGATGCGCCTTCAGGAGATCTTTCTCTATACTGGGGTGGTTTCTTGCCGTCGAAGTCTAATTCAGAATGATCTGCTTTAGAAGACCAATCCTGTCCGCTTCCCTGAACATGAATCTGAGAAGTTGGGAGAGCATTCTCTCTTGTTTCTGGTTTTTCCCCTTTCAGTCCAAAAGGTGATTCAGGTAGTTTATCTAAAAGTCCCATGTTTATTTTTATTAATGGTTAATTTGTTATAAATATATTATGTTAAGAGAAGCTTCCGTACCTAAGTTGTCCTGTCTCTCCTACATCTCTCATATCCATATAAACATTACCGCCGTCTCTAACAACCTTTATAAGTTCATCTAATTTTGCTACAATATCGGCAGCATCTCCTTCTTCTCCTCCTCCAAGTACTTTGGCAAGTTTATTAACCGGCTCTGCTATAATTTCAAAAGTACTTCTAGTATCTGATTCGAATCCTGCTTCTACTAAGTCTTGAATTTTTCGAATATCGTCTGTTGTAATGGCCTTTAATGCGGTTGCAAGGCTCATTACTGCTGCTGCCATGCTATTAAGAGCACTTGTAGTTATATTCATAGTCGGTACTAACGTACCTAACTCATGTACACCCTCAATTAGGTCCTCAGGTTTATTTAATTTTGCAAACTTCTTGTACTTATCAATATAACCTCCCAAAGCGGTTGTCAGGTTATTCATACGTGAAGTAAGGGTAGAGACGATATCTGAGGAGAGATTATCAAAGCTTGCTACCTTAACCGACTCCATTGCGCTGTTTATGGCAGGACCTAACCTTTCAAAGGCAGTTGATAAAGCTTGAATTGGAAGGGCTAGATTGCTTAACTTAGTAAGCTTTTCTATCGGAGAATCTCCACCAAAAAGGCTCTTTACTCCCGAGACAACACTTCCAATGAGGTCGGATGCAGTTAGAGCACCGAGACCGAGAGCAAGCGAACTCAGAGCTGGTCCTAGAAGTCCAATATTAGTAACTTTTTCTAGTGTTACACTGTCTAGTAACATTTTCAGGTTATTTCCTGTCGCTTCAATCGCTTTTATAATTGTACCGCCAATCACCTTGGCTAATTCAACAATTCCGCCGACTATGGTACCTATAACTGGTACAATAATAGCGGCCATGCCTTGAAATATTGATTTGATCGCTTCTCCAAACTCAGCAATTTGTCCAGGGTTTAATAAACTTATTGCAAATGCTATCCCTGTTATTGCACCTACTACAATTGCTGCACCGATTGCTGCTGGGATCGCTGCGGCACCGATGGCAGCCAGGCCGGTTCCTAATCCCGTCAACATACCGCCTATACCTGCTCCTGCTGCTCCGCCGCCAAACGATCCTATCAAAGTCAGAAAACTTATTATTCCTGTTCCAACTTTATACGCAAGAAAAGTTGCACCTATTGCTATGGCTATATTCTTTACGTCCTCTAACTTACCTTTGAGGAAGTCAATCTTTTCCCCTATTGTAGGAAAAATCTCTTTTAAAGATTCTAATGGTCCCTTTCCAGCCAGAACCTTCTCAACAAACTGTTCTACCTTTCCTGCAGCCTTGTCTATAAATTTTACTAGGTAAGGAAGAATTTTCTCAACAATAGGGGCAAATGCTAACTGTAGAGCATTGACTGCTCTTCTTATCCGGTCCTGTAGTGACTGCTGAGCCATTGCTAACCTGTTAGCTTCTTCCTGCTCCTTAGCAGACATTGATTGAATCTGTAGAGTTTTTGCAAGTTCCTGTCTGGACATACCTAGAGCCTGTGCCAAAGACTCTTGGGCTAGTCTGTTCATTCCGGCAAAATCAGCTGCTGTTATGCCTTGGTTAGCAATCTCTCTTGCTACGCCTTCCATATCATTCATCAAAGCAAACTCTCTTGCTTTGGAGAGGTTCAATGCTCTTCCGGTTAAGAGCTGAGCTTCTAGTTCTGCCTCGATTGAACTTTCAAAATCTAATAAACCTCCGGCTATATCGTCTACTTTCTTGAGAGATAAACCTAAAGCCCTAGCCTGCACTGCAGCTTTTCCGAGAAGAACTGGGTTATTCTGTAGTGAGAGAGCGATATCTTCAGATACATCGGCAATGTCTCTTAGGGCAGTGCCTGGTGCAACAGCAGATTCTGTAAATTTGTTTGCAGCATTAATTCCTTCCAAAAGACCGTCTTGATATGAATTTAAACTCATACCAACTGCTTCGGATCTTAGAGCAAGGTTAGTTGCCTGTTCGGCAGACAAGCCTAAAAGTTGTACAGCTTCACCTATTTGTGCAATTTGAGAAGGTCCAAAAACAGCGGAAGCACTTAATCCCAATTCATTGGTTGCAGCTACGGCTGCTTCTATATACTCTACAGCTGTAATTCTTTGATCATTAAGGGCTGCCTCTAGTTCTATGTTCCTACCTGTTAGTCTACCAAACTCTACGGCCTTAGCATTAAGCTCTAAAAAAGCCCTAACTACTTTTTGAGCAAATACAACCAGGCTCCCTACTATTCCTTCAACACTGAATAAGGTGTTTTTGAGTTGTTTACCGAACTCGGCTATACCTGCAAAAAGTGTTTTCGTTCGTCCTACAGGTTTAACCTGCTTCTTTAGCTGCATCAACTAGTTTTTCACAATTTTTCTGTACTTCTATATCTCTTAACTCGGCTGCTTTTTCAGCCGTTTCGTTCATAGCTTCTCTAACTTTATCGAATGGATTAAAGTTAATTCCTAGCTTACTAAAGGCCGTACTGAGTCCGGCAAATAGTCCGCCGGCGATGCCCGTTGCCCTATTAATTTGTTCCTGTATATTTAATTGTCTTTCTCTAGCTTGAATGTTTTTTTCTGCTTGATCGTTTAGCTGTTCTGCTAGAGCAAGACGTTTTACTTCCGTAGATGCTAGTTCTAGAGTTGAGTCTAAGGTTGCTTCGATGTTTTCTAGTACACTTTCCCTTGTTTTAATCGACCTTCTTATTCCTTCAGCTTCCTCATCCGATGCATTAATTAGTTTTTCCGTGAGTTTATCTATTCGGGAAAGATTATCTAATCTATCTTTTTGCAGGTTAGCTATATACTTAGCAGTTGCTATATCATCCTGACTGACGGACTTTCTTGCAATAGCAAGTTCCCTTTCAGTATCTAACTTTAGTTTACCTGCTTTTTGCAGCTCATTCTCCAGTTGGCCTGCTTGACGTATCTGTCTAACATTTTCTTGTGCAGCTTTTGAAATCTGCCTCGAAAGATTAAGTACTGCTCTGTCCTGTTCGGTTGAGCGACTTCTAAATCCGTACTGCTCTTTAATCTCTTCGGTCAGGCCACGAGCCTGTTCTGCTAATTGAGCAGCTAAGTTTATAGCAATACGTTCAGCCTGATTGCTTTCTTGCTTCAGTCTGTTTGCTTCTTGCTCTCTTCTTAGTTCTTCCGGTGTCGCCATTTAGAAAGATGATTTCATATAAATAGCAAAAGCTCGTAGTTATGTACGAGCCTTTGTGCTATAGGTTGGAGCCCTCTTAACGTTTGGCCCTCGGGCTGCTGCAGATTTCTGCTTACCCCTAGCCTTATCCATCTCTTCTTTCTCTTTCTCATAATGATCTGCGATTTTCCTATAAGTATAGTTTCTTAACCATACAGGCATTGCATAGACCGTATCATGATCGTATCCGCCATTACCGTGGAATACAATCTGATGAATTTGATCGAAGAGAGAAGCTCTATACTCTGGCGTCAGGCCAAAGAAAGGTAATCCCGATAGGGATATCTACACCTCCTTCAGGACCTTCGTCGGGGTAGAATCTTAGATCGACATCGGGCTGAATACTATCTGCATACTTTCTAAAGTCTCTAGCGTCTCTAGCTAAGAACGCATTGTCAACAAAAGACCTGATTGCGCTGTCGGTTGAATCTCCGTTAACCGAGGTGATCATATGCTTCATTCTAGTAGAGATATCAAAGGTTTCACCTTTCTTAATTTTTCTCAAACCTTCTAATTCCTGAGCAATTTTAAGATCGTCCCCATGAGTAAGGAACTTAAAGGTCAATTTTACTCCGGTAGCAGGTAGTTCATATTCGAACTCATTTGTTCGGTCTTTAAATAAAGATTCATCTACCTCTTTGTTACCTACTAGTGAGAGATCAACGGTGTGCTTTTCTCCACCGTATTCGAACTCGTAGTCTTTACCGTACCCTAGAACACGGGCAGCAACTAAAATTGCATTTTTATCACCTAGTAAGAGATCGTTGTAGCTAAATTTGGTAACGACCATTGACTGAAGAAGCTTATCAACTACAATTCCTTTAGCCAGATAGTTCTGGTTTGTAAGAATATCTTCTTCTTTTGCGGTCATGTATTTGATTTCGACTTGACCGCTTGCAAGGGGATGATCTTCAGGATATAGAAGACCTTTAGATGGAAGGTCTACAACCTCGGTGGGGAATTTGAATTCAGAACTCATATAATTAAAACTAGCGTTAATTTAGTATAAATAGTAATATACAAAAAAATGCCCCGCCAGGCCACTTCTACCTGACGGGGACTTATTTTTTCTATTTAATTTGTTAACCTGCTCTTAGTAGTTGAGTACGCAGTAATCCATGGCAAGAGTTACGCTGATCTCAGCAACATCCGAGCTAGACCAATCATAGTCTCCAAACGATGCATCTACGATGAAGGCTCCTTTGATGATCCACTCACCGACGACATCTCCAACAGGGCCTAGTTGGTTTAGAACTACATCCTGCTTGTAGAAGTCGGAGTAGCCGGCACGTCCTGTTACAGACTCATACGAGAGGCGAGCCCACTCCATAACGGCCTGTGCACCAGAAGGAGTAATTGGATCGTAGAGAGTCATATCGACATTGTTCCATTCTCTCTTACCACGAATCTTACGATAGGTGTTGATGTGATCGAGTTTTACCTCTTCGTCTGTGAAGCTCGGAGTCGAAACAGATTTTACCATGAAGGATGGAATATCCTGAAAATACATGATAAAT